AGATCGCCGAGCTTTTCAGCCGGTTCGAGGTCGTCGGGATGGCCTTCGACCGCTGGGGGATCGCGAACCTACTCCGGGAGTTCGACGAGATCGGACTAGAGGCGCGGAAGGATGACGAACCCGGCGACGGTCTCCGGATCGTCTCGTGGGGTCAGGGTTTCCGCGATATGTCCCCGGCGGTCGACGCGCTAGAGACCGCCGTCCTCCACGACGAGCTTATTCACGACGGAAACCCGATCCTAACGTGGTGCATGGGGAACGCCGTCGCGGTCACAGACCCGGCAGGCGGACGGAAACTCGACAAATCGAAAGCTCGGTTCCGGATCGACGGCGCGGTCGCTCTCGCGATGGCGCTCGGCCTGAAGGCGCGCGAGCGGGAGCCGGAGCCGGAGAAGGAATACCGGATGGTTTTCGTATGAGAATTACCCTCACGAACGGCGAGCTTCTGACGGCGGCGAGTATCGGCGTCCGTCGTCACGTTCAGGCGATGGTCCGGAACCGGAAGGACGCCTTCGGCTGCTCGGACGAGGACGGCTGGCGCTGTCATATCGAAGGCGCGGCGGGAGAGATGGCGGTCGCGAAGGCGCTCGGCGTCTATTGGAACGGCGACGTCGGTCCGCTCGCGCCGCTCGACGTCGGTCCCTATCAGGTCCGGACCGCGTCAGGGGATAGTTATCGGCTGCTCCTGACGGACGCGGATCGCGACGGCGATATCTTCGTCCTCCTGACCGGGGTCGCTCCGGGGTTCGTCATTCGCGGCTGGATCGTCGCGCGGGACGGGAAGCGTCCCGAGTACATCGAGGATCGAGGCCGGGGTCCGCGCTACTTCGTCCCGCAATCCGCGCTCCGGCCTATCGAGGAACTTCTCGGTCGAACGCCGACCGCTCAATCCGGCGCGGCCTGAATTGAACCAGATCGAACACATCATCCGCTTTGCGACGCCGCTTCAGTTGCTCGTCGACGTAGCGGTTCCGCCGGAGCCATCCGGCGAGGTCCTAGCAATTGTCACCGCGACGCTGGATGGCGGCTTCGCGTTCACCGCGAAAGGTCAAACGATGGCTTACACCCTCCCGGACGGGATGCAGGTTGCTCTCAAGATCGCTTACGAAGACGCCGAGGGTAACGCGGCCAAGGTCGACGGCGCGGTCGAATGGTCTTCGGCGAATGAGGATATCGCTCATGTGATCGTCGAGGGCTCTGACGGTTTGGACGTCACGCTTCTCGGCCTCAAAGTCGGAACGACGCAGATCACGGCGACCGCTGACGCCGATCTAGGGGACGGGACTAGGAGCCTTATCACGACGCTCGACGTCGACGTCGTCGCTGGCGAGGCGGTCGCGGGGTCGATCACGCCGTCCGGCGAACCCGAGACGATCCCGAAGTAAAAGCCGACCGCCGAAAAAGTCGCCCGACGGATCGAGATCGCGTCGGGCGAGAGAGTTCGGCAACCCGACAGCCTTAGCAGGAGGATGGCGCGATGCTCAATCGAGCCTTTGCCGCGCTCGTGGTCCGCTCGACGTCGGAAGGCGACGATAAGCGGACGTTTGAAGGCGTCGCGACGACGCCGACGACCGACCGGATGGGCGACGTCGTCGACCCGATGGGCGCGAAGTTCAAGAATCCCCTTCCCTTGCTCCATCAGCACGACGCGGAGCGGCCTATCGGTCACGTCCGATTCAAACGCGCGACGCCGGAGGGGATCGAGTTCTCCGCGTCGATCCCGAAGATCGCCGAGCCGGGTCCGCTGAAGGACCGCGTCGATACCGCGTGGGGCGAGATCAAGGCCGGTCTTGTCCGCGCCGTCTCTATCGGCTTCCGGGTCCTTCAGGACGGCGCGGAGTTCGTCGGCGACGGCGGAATCCACTTCAAGGCGATAGAGATCATGGAGCTTTCCGCCGTCACGATCCCGGCGAACGCGGAAGCGACGATAACGAACATCAAGACCTTCGACGTCGGGACGCGCGCCGCGTCTGGCCTCCCCGTCGTCAAGACCTCGCCCGGCGTCTCGGGCTCTCCCCCGAAACCTCAAGCAAGGAAGGGCGCGGCGATGCCTCGTTCTGCTTCTGAACAGATTGAAGACTTCCGCTCGACGATGGCGACGAAGGTCGCTCGGATGGGCGTGATTATGAACGCCTCGAACGATAGCGGCGAAACGATGGATGCCTCGCAGGCCGAGGAATACGACGGCCTAAACGCCGAGGTCGACGCGCTTCAGGCGCAACTGAAGCGCGCCGAGAACCTCGAACGGGTTCAGGCGCTAACGGCGCTGCCGATCAATCGAGCGGTTTCGGTCACGACGTCCGCCGCCGAAGGTCTCGGCGCGACCGTCGAGACCGATCAGCGGACAGGCCGGATCGAGCCGGTCGTCCGGAGCGTCGAGCGGCTCGCGCCGGGTATCCGGATGGCGCGGATCGCTAGAACGATCCTCTACGCGAAGATGGTCGGACGCGATCCGATCCAAGTCGCCGAGGAAGAATATCCGAACGACACCGAGGTCCGGTCGGTCATCCAAGCGACCTATCGGCGAGCCGCTGTCCCGGCAGGTAACACTATCGATCCAAGCTGGGCGGGCGCGCTGATCTCGCACGAAGGCGGCGCGGTCGCCGACTTTATCGCCTTTCTCCGGCCGCAGACGATCCTCGGTCAGTTCGGCGTCGGCGACGTTCCTGATCTCCGGCGCGTCCCGTTCCGAGTCCCGCTCGTCGGTCAGACTTCCGGCGGTCAAGGCTACTGGGTCGGCGAAGGTAAGGCGAAGCCGATCACGAAGTTCGACTTCAGCCGGACGCACCTCGAACCGCTGAAAGTCGCTTCGATCTCCGTCCTTACCGACGAACTCGTCCGCTTCTCGTCGCCTGCCGCCGACGTGATCGTCCGGGATAGCCTGATCGAGGCGCTCCGCGCTCGGCTCGATATCGACTTTATCGATCCGGCGAAGGCGGCGGTCGCGAACGTCTCCCCGGCGTCGGTTACAAACGGCGTTACCGGTATCCCTTCGACCGGCGTCGACGCAGCCGCCGTCCGAGCGGATATCAAGGCGGCTTACGAGGCTTATGTCGCCGGGAATAACGCTCTCCGGGGCGGCGTCTGGATCATGTGCGGCAACCTCGCCGCCGCGCTCGGGATGATGGTCAACCTGCTCGGCCAGCCGGAGTTTAAGGATATCAACCGGGGCGGCGGCTCTCTCGGTGGCTTCCCGGTCGTAACCTCCGATTACGTTCCGAATAACATCGTGATCCTCGTCAACGCGCCGGAGATTTATCTCGGCGACGAGGGCGGCTTCATGGTCGATATGTCCCGCGAGGCGTCCGTCGAAATGCTCGACAATCCGGTCGGCGACGCGCTGGCCGGAACCGGCGGCGCGGCGGCGACTATCGTCTCGCTCTGGCAAGAGAACTGCGTCGGACTGAAGGCCGAGCGGATCATTAACTGGCAGAAGCGCCGCCCGCAGGCTTGCGTCGTGATTACCGGCGTCGCTTGGGGAAGCTAGGCGTTTCCCGACTAAGCCCGCCGCGCCGCCCCCCGCGCGGCGGGCTTTCCTTTCAGCGTGAGAGCCGGAAATGACCAAGTCGCAGACCTACAGCACCCGTCACCTAACGGCGCGCGATCATAAGCTACTCGACGCGCTCGAAAGCGATCCGCGATACCGCAAGATCGCGCAGGCGATCCGACCGCCGGAGGCTAAGGGGAAGGCCGCAGATATGACGGCGGACCCGCTCCCGAAGCCGAACGAGAAAGACCGGGTCGAGGATTTAGTCCCGCCGCATCACCCGAAGCCGCTCCCGACGAGGTCGCGCTAGATGCGCCTCCCGGCGCTCTTTCAGCGCGCCGCGCCGCCGAGGTCGACGTCCGCCGAGACGGTCCCGTCGAGCGGCGGCGGATGGTTCCGGATATTCGAGAGCTTTACCGGCGCGTGGCAGCAAAACGTCGTCCTCGACCGCGAGACGATCCTCTCTTACTTCGCCGTTTACGCCTGCATGACGCTGATCGCGGGCGACGTCGCGAAGCTCCGGGTCAAGCTCGTCACGCAGGACGACGACGGTATCTGGGGCGAGACGACGAACCCGGCTTATTCGCCGGTTCTCCGCAAGCCGAACAGCTATCAGAACCGCATACAGTTCTGGGAAAGCTGGATGCTGTCCAAGCTCTCCCGGGGAAATACCTACGTCCTGAAGCAGCGCGATAACCGGAATGTCGTCGTCGCGCTCTACGTCCTCGATCCGGACCGAACGCGCGTCCTGATCTCCGACGACGGATCGATCTTTTACGAGCTTTCCTATTCGCGCCTAAACCGCGTCGGGATGATCGGCGCGACGGTCGTCGTCCCGGCTCGGGAGATCATCCACGACCGGATGAATTGCCTCTATCACCCGCTCGTCGGGACCTCTCCGATCTGGGCGGCGGGGACCTCGGCGATTCAGGGGATGGCGATCCAGCAGAACTCGGCGAGGTTCTTCAAGAACGCCTCGCAACCCGGCGGCATCCTGACCGCTCCCGGCGCGATCTCCGACGCGACCGCGTCACGGCTCAAGAATAACTGGGAAACGAACTTTACCGGCGAGAACGCCGGACGCGTCGCGGTCCTCGGCGACGGCCTGAAATATGAGCGGCTCGCGCTGACCGCGCTTGAGAGCCAGCTTATCGAGCAACTAAAATGGACCGCGTCCGCCGTACAAGGTCGGTCTAGGCGATCTCCCCCGGAGCTACACGGTTCAGGCGCTTAACGTCGAGTATTACAGCCAATGCCTTCAGGTCCTTATCGAGGCGGCTGAACTCTGCCTCGACGAGGGTCTCGAATGTCCGACCGGCCTCGGGACCGAGTTCGATATCGATAACCTTCTCCGGATGGATAGCACGACGCTGATGACCGTCCTTAAGGAAGGCGTTAGCGCGTCGATCCTCGCGCCGAACGAGGCGCGCGCGCGGGTCGACCTTCCGCCGGTCGCGGGCGGCGAGAGTCCGCTCTCGCAGCAGCAATATTATTCGCTTGAGGCGCTCGCGGAGCGCGACGGACCGCCGGGAACGCCGGGACCGGCGACGGCTCCGGATACGATCCCCGAACCTGACGATCCGTCCTCGGATACGGCGGATACGGTCTCGGCTGACGACGCGGCGAAGCGGCTCGGACCGCTGATCCTCGCGAGCTTCACGAAGGCGCTTCAAAATGCCTGATTTCGACGAACTAGCCGCCAAGATCGGCGCGGACCTCGCCGCAACTATTCAGCCACTCCTGAAGCGGATGGAGGACGGCTTCGCCGCTCGGATCGAGGCCGCGAGCGTCCGGGACGCGCTACTCGACCGAACCGGCGCTCTGATCCTGACCTTCGGCGACGGCTCGACCCGGAACCTCGGGATCGTCGTCGGACGCGACGGCGTCGACGGGAAGGAAGGACCGGCGGGAGCGAGCGGCGAGCGCGGAGAGCCGGGAAAAGACGGCGCGGACGGGAGGCGCGGCGAGCCCGGGGTCGACGGCAAGGTCGCCGATCTCGGGCTCGATCCCGAGCGTATCGAATACCGCCT